TGCTACTTGTGCCCATAGTATCAAGATTGAAATAAGGAGACATTATGAAAGTGAAGATCGGACCGTATATTAATTGGATTGGACCTTATCAGATTGCTGAAAAGATTCCTTTCATTAGTGAAGACCGTGCTGAAAAGATTGGTGAATGGCTTGCTGCTACTTGGGTAGGTCATTTTCTAAACTGGGTTCATGAAAAGAGAGACCGCAAGATTGATATTCGTATTGATCCTTATGATACCTGGGGTATGGATCACACACTCGCTCTTATCATTGTTCCTATGCTCAAGCAACTAAGAGACACTAAGCATGGTTCTCCTCATGTTGATGACGAGGATGTTCCGCCACATATGCGTTATAGTAGCCTTGGTCCTGATGATCCTGAGTGGTGGCCAGATAACTGGGTTCATTACAAGTGGGACTGGGTTCTAAACGAAATGATTTGGTCATTTGAACAACTCATAAAAGATGATGATATCGAACTATTCAGTCTTGACAAAGACAAATATATTGAGTATAATGATCGTGTTACTAACGGCTTGCGTCTTTTCGGCAAGTATTATCGTGGACTATGGGACTAAGGAGAGTAACTATGATTCCATCCAGTGAAAGTGCAATGCATGTCCTTGAGACAGCATTTAAGCAGCGTGCCTTTGATGGCAAGTGGGAACGCATCGTCAAGATTATGGATCTTGACAACTCTTATTCATTCGTGAATGAGAATGGTAACCGCACTACTCTGATTCCAGAGAAGTGGGTAACAGTTGGTGTTTATGACTATCTTATGGAGGTGGTAGATTGAACACCATCATTCTAGTGGGTGCAATCATAGCACCCATTCCTCATCCCTTTGCTCCACTTGTTGTTAGACCACCAGTGGCAAGAGTGAGACCTTATGTGCCTTATGTGGCACCTAATCCTGTTATTATTCCACCTCAAGTAATTCTACCAAAGAAAGATGAAAAGAATGGCAAATAATGTAAAACTACTACGATTTGTTGGTGAAGAGGTTCTTGCCGAGATTGTTGAAGAGACTGCAACACATATCAAAGTTAAGAATCCTGTTCGTATTGTTGTAATTCCAAACAAGGCAGATCCGAAGAATCCTTCTGTGGGTTATGCACCTTATTGTGAATGGACAGATGATAAAGAGTTGACTTTATCTAAGAATATGCTAATATGTATTGCTGAACCTATAACCGCATTTGTGAATCAGTATAATCAACAGTTCGGAGGTATTCTGGTTCCAGACACAAAGATCATTACCTGATGAATAAATTTTATACTAATGTTGAGATATGGGGTGGTCGCATTCTATATCGTGGTATTGAAAATGGAAAGCGTGTGCGACACAGGGTAGACTACAATCCTACCCTGTTCGTTCCTTCCGACAAGCCAACGAAATACACGACAATCTATGGTGAGTATGTTGGGCCTGTAAAGCCTGGCAACATCAAAGATTGTCGTGATTTCGTGCGTCAATATGAAGGCGTCGAAAACTTTAAAATCTATGGTAATCAACGATATCAGTATTGTTTCATTGCTGATGAGTCTGATGATGTTGTTGATTGGGACATTTCACAAATCAGAGTGGCCAATATCGATATCGAGGTCGGTGAACCTGATGGTGGTGGATTTCCTGAACCTGATGATGCTACTGGTCCATTGACTGCTATCACGATAAAGATGAACGGTCACTTCACTACCTTTGGTGTTGATGAGTATGTAAATCGTCTTGACGACTTGACATATATAAAGTGCTATGACGAGTTTGATCTTATTCGCAAGTTTCTAGGATGGTGGCAATCAGAATATCCAGATATCATTACTGGTTGGAATGTTGAGCAATTCGATGTTCCGTATCTTATTAATCGTATCACGAAACTTCTAGGAGAAAATGAAACTAAAAAACTATCTCCATGGGGCGTCTTACAGGATAAGATTCTTGATCTGGGTATGGGTCGTCGTGGGAAAGGATATACTGTTCTAGGTATCGCCACTCTGGATATGCTCGCACTATATAAGAAATACGCTCCTGAAGGCAAGTCACAAGAGTCATATCGTCTAGATAATATTGCTCATGTGGAACTTGGTGAGCGTAAACTATCTTACGAAGAGTTTGGCACACTACACAACCTATATAAAGAAGACTACCAAAAGTTCATTGACTATAACATCAAAGACGTTGACCTTGTTGACCGCATTGATGAAAAGAACAAGTTGATTGAACTAGCACTAACTCTATCTTATGATAACAAGTGCAACTACGAGGACGTGTTCGCACAGGTCCGTATGTGGGACGTTATTTGTTTTCATCATTTGAAGGCAAAGAACATAGTTGTCCCTCCTATTGAAAGACACGAAAAGGAGGCAGCCTATGTTGGCGCATATGTTAAAGACCCTATTATTGGTTTCCATGATTGGGTGGCTAGTTTCGACGTTAATTCAGAGTATCCTTCTGTTATTATGGGGTCCAATATCTCTCCTGAGACGATTGTTGAACCTGATTCTTATAGCGATTGTATGCGGTCTATTATTGCCTCTAATGTTAGTGTTGATAAACTTCTCAATCGATCTATTGATACATCATGCCTAAAGGCAGACAATGTTTGTCTAACAGCAAACGGTCAGTTCTATCGCCGTGACAAGCAAGGCTTCATGCCAGAAATGGTCGAGAAGATGTTTGCTGACCGTAAGGTGTATAAAAAGAAGATGCTTGAAGCACAAGCAGCATATGAGATAGAGACCGATCCTGATAAGAAAGCGGAACTAAAAAACAAGATTGCTAGATATAACAATCTGCAACTCTCTAAGAAAGTATCGCTAAACTCCTTATACGGTGCTATGGGTTCAAAATACTTTCGTTTCTTTGACCTTCGCAATGCTATTGCTGTCACGACTACGGGACAACTTAGCATTCGTTGGATTGAAAAAGAAATCAATAAGTATCTCAACAAAATACTAAAGACGGAGAAAGATTATGTTATTGCGGTCGATACAGACTCTGTTTACCTTCACCTTAGTGAACTGGTACATAAAACTCTTAACGAGAACGGTAAGAGTCGAACTGTTGATGAAGTCATCGCCTTCCTGGACAAGGTATGTGAGTCTGCAATACAACCGGTTATTGACAGGGCTTGCAAGGAACTTGGTGATTATACTAATGTATATCGAAATAAAATTGTAATGAAGCGAGAGGTCCTAGCCGACAAAGCAATCTGGACGGCTAAGAAGCGTTACATTCTAAATGTCCATAACTCCGAAGGTGTGCAATATGCAAAGCCTAAGAAGAAAGTTATGGGTCTTGAAATGATCAAGAGTTCCACACCTACAGCATGTAGAGATAAACTAAGAGAGGTAGTTGATGTTATCTTTGACGCAAGCGAAACGGATGTCCAGTCTTTTATTCAAACATTCCGTGGTGAGTTTGAAACTCTTCCTCTTTCAGATATTTCTTTTCCTCGTGGTGTTAATGGAATGGTTAAGTATGCAGACAAAAGAAGCATTTATGCATCAGGTTGCCCTATCCATGTTCGTGGTTCTCTTGTATATAATAACTTTCTACACGTTCATCGCCTTACTGATAAGTATCCACTAATCAATAACGGTGAGAAGATCAAGTTTATCTTCCTGAAAGAACCAAACACTGTGCAATCCAATGTGATTGCCTTTCCACAAGGAGGTATACCCGAAGAGTTTGACTTACACAAATATATCGACTATAATACACAGTTCGATAAGTCGTTTCTGGAACCACTAAAGATCATTCTGGAAGCAATCGGTTGGAAGGCAGAAAGAACTGCCAGTTTAGAGGATTTCTTTTCATGACAGAAGACAACAAGTATTCACCAGGCAAACTTTATGAGTTCAAGCCTGACGACAAGATTACATCTGACAATGTGATTGAGTTATGTAATGTCATCCGTGTCGGTGTAGGTGGTCATGTTCTAAAAGAAATGAGTGAGGAGTTACAAGCATACTTTAAAGAAGTTGCCTAACGAGATTGTTAGGTGACTACTGACGAAAAGGAGAATCTTATGTCAGACGTTTTTAATAAACTACTATCAGAGATTGATAATGAATATGCGGGCATCGTTGATGACGGTGTTGCAGCAGGTGACGTAACAGGATTCATTGGCACTGGTTCATATGTTATGAATGCTTTGCTATCTGGATCAATCTATGGAGGTCTACCACAGAACAAGGTTACAGCATTTGCTGGTGAGCCTTCTGTTGGTAAGACCTTTTACGCATTGAATGTGGTCAAACAGTTTTTAGAGGATAATACTAATGGATTTGTTTTCTACTTTGAGTCCGAGTCTGCTATTAGCAAGCAGTTTCTTTCTGACCGTGGTATTGACACTAGGCGGGTTGCTATTGTTCCTGTTGCTACTGTTCAAGAGTTTAGAACGCAAGCGGTCAAAATCCTAGATAAGTATCTTGAAGGCAAAGAGAAGCCACCGATGGTGTTTGTTCTCGACTCTCTTGGTAATCTTTCTACAGATAAAGAGATGCAGGACATTGCCGATGGCAAAGACACACGAGACATGACACGAGCCCAGTTAGTTCGTGGTGCCTTTCGTGTTCTTACATTGAAACTCGGTAAAGCAAAAGTTCCACTAATCGTAACCAATCACGTTTATGATGTTGTTGGTTCATATGTGCCTATGAAGAAGATGGGTGGTGGTTCTGGTCTAGAGTATGCTGCATCCACAATCATCTTTCTATCAAAGAAGAAAGACAAGACACTAGATGATGACAACGGTCGAACCGGTGCTGTCATCACCGCACATCTCAAAAAGTCACGTATGACTGTTGAAGATAAGAAGGTTGAGACTTGGCTAAACTACTCTACTGGTCTAGATAAGTATTATGGTCTTCTTGATCTTGCTGAAAAGTATGGCATTGTAAAGAAGGTATCAACTCGTTATGAGTTTCCTGATGGATCAAAAGCATTTGAAAGTCAGATTAAAAAGAATCCAGAAAAGTTCTTTACAGAAGACATTTTAAATGCTATAAATGAAGGTTGTCAAGCAGACTTCATGTATGGAAAGTATAATGAGGAAGCAGAGGTAGAACATGTCGAGCAAGAATAAAGTAAAATTTGCTAAGAAGATTATCAGAGAAGGAATGAAAAATCCATTGTATAAAATGGAATCATATGAAACTGATAAAGGTGTATCTCTATTTTTCATGGACAATAATGGGGAATACGTTTCTCTAAACTATTCTGGCATATATTCTATCTATAGAAAAGTGAATGACAAGTATGAATGTTTGTATGTCGGTGAAACAGATTACTCAATTTATGGACGAATACATCGTTGGGTGAAAGGTGTTGCAGGTAAATTGCGTGACGATGAAAGTCATTCCGGTGCGACAAAAGCCAGAGAAGATGGAATCACACTAGATGATGAATTATATGTAAAAGTGATTGACAGTGACACAGTTTACATGATTTGGAAAAATTTTACTAGCAATTTGGATGTTGCCACCACTATCAGTATGTCTTGCCAATCTATTGATGAATGGATAGCACCTTTGTTAAAGTCGAAGTATAACACGATCACATTTGAAGAAACTGCAAGTCTTGAAGACTTTTTTGCTTAGTAAGGATATAAACAATGGAAGCTGGAACTGATTACAAATTTCGTGACGACCTCTTTAATGCAAAAGAAGATGGATCTACTGTACCGATTGAATTAATGCTTGACCCATTCGCTGGAGTAGTGTATCGTTATACAACTGTAACTTTCAAAGTAGGAGAGGATGACATTCCTCGAATACAATATGATTATGATATTATCAAGACAAACGATTTGTCCATGATGACTTTGAGAAAGAATGAAAAGTTCAATCAAGTATTAGGTTTGATACTAAATGCGATGTTGCTAGATTTAGGAGATGCGAGTGAAGTTGAGACTGGAGCAAGTAATACTAAAGAACCTGATACAGAACGAGAACTACACGAGAAAAGTTCTACCGTTCCTTAAGGATAACTATTTCTCCAATCATGAAGATCGGCTACTTTATAAAGAAGTGGCCGACTTCATCAACAAGTATAATCAGCAACCAACATTTGATGCTCTACAGATTGAGATTGATAACGTTCGTGGTGTTACAGATGATTCCGTCAAGAAAATTCATGAGACATTAAATCTTCTTAATGAAGACACAAATCAGACAAATCTAGATTGGCTTGTTGAGAATACAGAAAGGTTTTGCCAAGAGAAAGCAATCTATAATGCCATCACCGAATCCTTAGAGATTATGAATGGAAAAGGCAAACTCTCTAAGGGTGCCATTCCTACTTTGCTGTCTGATGCTTTGGCTATATCTTTTGATCCAAATGTTGGTCATGATTATATAGAACAAGCAAATGAAAGATATGAACACTATCATAGAGTAGAAGAAAGGTTACGTTTTGATCTTGACTTTTTTAACAAGATTACAAAGAATGGAGTTCCCAGAAAAACTCTTAATGTCGTTATGGGCGGCGTCGGTGGTGGTAAATCTCTTACTCTCTGTCATTTTTCTGCTAGTTATCTTTCCATGGGCAAGAATGTTCTTTACATCACCCTAGAACTGGCCGAAGAAGAAGTTGCCAAGCGTATTGATGCCAATCTAATGAATATTACATTTGACGATCTAATGGCATTGCCTAAAGATTTGTATGATAAGCGTATCGCCAATGTAAAACAAAAGACAAACGGCAAACTTATTATCAAAGAGTATGCCACAGCAACAGCATCAACTATTCATTTTCGTTCTCTATTGAACGAACTAAACTTAAAGAAAGGATTCGTGCCAGATGTTATCATGGTCGACTATCTCAATATTTGTGCGTCATCCCGTATCAAGCCTGGTAATGGTGTTAATAGTTATACCTATATTAAAGCAATTGCCGAAGAGTTACGAGGTCTAGCGGTCGAGTTCAATGTTCCTATTTGGTCTGCTACACAGTTAACCAGAAGCGGTTATACAAGCACTGATCCTGGTATGGAAGATACATCCGAGTCCTTTGGCCTGCCTGCAACAGCAGATTTCTTTGTTGCTTTGATTGTTACAGAACAACTATCACAACTCAACCAGATTATGGTAAAGCAGTTGAAGAACCGATACAACGATCCAGGACTCAACAAAAGATTTATTATAGGGGTTGACAGAAGCAAAATGAAGTTGTATGATGTTGAACAATCAGCACAAAACATTGTTGACTCAGGACAAGAAGAAGATGTGCCGAAGCCAACATTCAACAAACCTAATGCTAACAAGTTCAAAGGACTAAAGGTATGAAGAAACTCTATATATACTATCCTGAGTTTAATGATAACGATGAACTGCTTTGGCTTGTGTATGAAGAAGCAACAAGTCAGGTCGTGGCTGAGTTCTTTTTTGAGGATGATGCGGAAGAGTTCGCCACATTCTTACGGAACGGCGGTGGATTTGCAGGATTTACTCCAAGATTTGTCTTGACAAAGGTACCGAAGCCAGATATAAATGAGGCGTTCTTGGCAGAGTTTGCGGAATAGTTAAGGAATAGTCCAAAAAAAGTTCTTGACTTTCCGTTTCGGAACATATATACTATTCAGACAATAGAGATTGGTTCCATAGCTCAACCGGATAGAGCAACCGCCTTCTAAGCGGTAGGTTGAAGGTTCGAGTCCTTCTGGGACCGCCATTTATGGGGGTGGGTGTAAGACACAAGAGGGACTTATAAACCCTTTAGCGGCCGATTACCGTTCTCGACCAGGAGCGTTACCTGGCACCCCTACCAACTTTGGAGTATGACATGGAAAAGTTTGAACTGCTCTTTCAGTGTTATCTTTCCGGGCAAATGTCCGAGAGACAGTGGCAAGACCACTTAAAATATGACGAAGGTCTAAGAGATTGGTATGAATGTAAACAGACTGCATACTCTATAGAATCTCTAGAATAAGGGTGCGTCATTCTGTCGCATTTTTTGTTATTGACTTGTGAATCCGTTTAGGGTATAGTGTGCGAACGGTGAGACGAAACACAAAGACAGGAACCTGATGTGACAGAATGTCGCACTTTTTCCTAAAAAAAGTTCTTGACTTTGTGATTTGTTCCCTATATAGTGATGTTCTCTTGTGCGAAGGAGAAAGAAATGAGAGAAACGGAACAGAAAATATCCTACTACTGGAAAGTAGAGGCCCTTGACAAGTCTGGTAAGGTTCTATATAATGGTATCTTCCATGACTTCGAAAAGGCCTGGAACAAGTATTACTCTTTCAAGGGTAAGGCATCTGTCCTTCTTCAGCGCAAGCGAACGGAGGTTAAGATTGCCTAACGAATAACTGCTGTTTGACAATTGAATCTGTAGCAATAAGGTGCCGTGTCCGGAACTGGTTACGGAGCGGTCTGCAAAACCGTTTTATGTGGGTTCAAGTCCCATCGGCACCTCCAATACTGTATTGATCCATGCGCTATACGGTTCGATTCCGTAGGAGAATGATCAACTCCCTTGTGGCCACATGTAGTTCTGGTGAACTAGCGCAGAGATGAATACAGTATTATTCCGGAGAATCCGAGCAAGGTGCATGGACGTGACTGTTAATCACTGGTTAGTGGGGTTCGATTCCCCAATCCGGAGCCAATACCGCCCATTCGTCTAGTGGCTAGGACGCTTGCCTTTCAAGCAAGAGAAAGGGGATCGAAACCCCTATGGGTGACCAATAATGGCCGTGTAGGTTTCTGGGGAAACCACTTGTCTGTCTAACAAGTTTAGGTGGGTTCGATCCCCATCACGGTCGCCAATTTTCTGGCCATTGTTCCACCGAGGTGCAACCAGAAGTAAAGCAAAGTTGATTATATCACCTAGGAAGGATATCGTTGACAACGGTGGGAAGTTTATGGACCTGTAACTCAATTGGTAGAGTAGCGGACTCTTAATCCGTTTGTTGAAGGTTCGAGTCCTTCCAGGTTCACCAATTATGGATCCGTAGCACAATAGGTGGTGCAAGGGACTTTTAATCCCAAGGCTGTCGGTTCGAGTCCGACCGGATCCTCCAATTGCGGGTGTAACTCAGTGGTAGAGTCACAGTCTTCCAAACTGTTGGTCGTCGGTTCGATCCCGTCCACCCGCTCCATTGTCTTACTGTGGGACTTGAACAATCCACAGTCGCCATATGCTGTCCTAGGTTATCGGGCATATGGATATGAGTAACCGGCTACTCGGAGGTCCGGCAGATAACCCGTCTTCTGTTCGCTAATCTGCCACAACGAAATAGTGGCCGGGAGATGGTAGTAACTCCCTGCGAGATTTTATCTCCACGTATCCACCTTCGCTACGAACGAAGAGTAAGGTAACTGGATGCAAATGCAGGTTCGAATCCTGTCGTGGAGTCCATTCGTCCATGGGGCCGACGTTAAATGTCCCCACCATTTTTTGCTGGTAGGTCGGCAAGATGTCGAGGCGCTCTCATAAGGCGTTTAAGGATGGTTTGATTCCATCTATCAGCACCAGTTATTGCGGTCAGGTGGTCCGGAGACCATTCTTGTCTCATAAGCAAGAGAGCCATGTTCGACTCATGGGTCCGCATCCAATATCGGTGAAGTGTTACGGTAGCACGGAAGTCTCCAAAACTTTAGGCGAGGGTTCGACTCCTTCCACCGGTGCCAGTTTTATCAGGGTGTAGCTCAATTGGTAGAGTGCTTGGTTTGGGACCAAGAAGTTGGGAGTTCGAGTCTCTCCACCTTGACCATTTACGAAAGTAACATAGATATGGATAGAAATGAAGTTATTAAACAGATAGCACTAAGAATGATAGTATTCTTTCTAATATGTATAGCAACTGGTTTCATACTATCGGATCTAAACATCCATAGTCAATTAGCAGAAGGAAATAGTCAGAATGTTCAAGATTTCAGAAGAGACTAAGGCTGCGGCCATTGAAGCAATGCGAGCAATTTTAGGTGACGGTCCAACTGATAATCAATTGGATGAGGCATTTGAAGCATCGGTTGCTATCGTAAAAAAGCAGTTTGGAATGTGATATTATATGGTGGATTGGCTGAGTGGTCGAAAGCGGCTCATTGCTAACGAGTTGGGCGAGAGATTGTCCCAGAGGTTCGAATCCTCTATCCACCGCCAATTCGGAGTAAGTAACAGGCAAGGAGTCTGCACCGCTTGGAAAGCGGATGGTTCCCGAAAGGGAATAGGTGTCGGATACCTACTACTCCGCCAGAATAAATGGGTGGTTAAGCAGAGCGGCCTCTGTCCTCGCCTCGAAAGCGAAGGGTGCCTGTAAGGGCATGGTGATCGACACATCAGCCACCCGCCAATTGTGCCTTCCATCAACGGCGTCCCCGTTAGGGCACAGCAGGTTAGCCAGTCCCCTGTTGGAAGAAATGTCTGGCACAGTTTTATGCGTCCTTAGTTCAGAGGTAGAACATCGGTGTTACATACCGAGTGTCGGTGGTTCGATTCCATCAGGACGCACCATTATACTCCGGTCGCCAAGTGGTTAAGGCCAGCCGCTCATAACGGCTCTATCGGGGGTTCAAATCCCTCCCGGAGTACCATATATGCCCCTATGGCCAAATTGGTAAAGGCGTCTCGTTTAGGCCGAGAAGTTTGTAGGTTCGAGTCCTTCTAGGGGCACCAGTTTAAGTCCTTCCTAGTCCATCGGGACTGTCCGGTGGGTTAGGGAGGCACCCATTATGCGTTCTTGGTGTAGGTGATCCGCACGACTGCCTGAAGAGCAGAAGGACTTAGTTTGATTCTAAGAGAACGCACCAGTTATGCCCTCGTAGCCCAATCGGCAGAGGCAGTTGGCTCAAACCCAATACAGTGTCGGTTCGAATCCGACCGAGGGCACCAATATATGCTGGCATAGTGTAGTGGTAGCACAAGAGATTGTGGATCTCTCAGTCCAGGATCGTTACCTGGTGCCAGTGCC